CATCCGGGCACCCAGCTCCGGGCTGGCCTGACCGCTGCGTGTTGTGTATCTGGCTGCCTCATTGTTGCCCAGCAAGCGCACAAAAATCCGCTGGAAGTCGCGGTTACTTGCCGCCAGCGGATCGCCGGACTGGTCCGGTTCCCACAGCTGGAGATCATCAGCCGTCAGCATGTCAGCATCGGACATGGCCTGCTCATAGGCGGTCATGCCAGCAACCTGACTTTCGTTTGCCCGGCGCGCAAACTCAGCCCGGTCAATGCTGCTGATTCGTTCTCTGACCAGAACCGGCCGCTTCAGTCTGGATACGGCATCAACATCCATGCCCTGTTGACGGGCCTGTTCGATCACATACTTGCGGTAGGCATCGGCTCGGTCGCCGCCCTGCTGGTAGGCTGCTGCAATAGCCATGGTGCGGCCATTGCCGGATTCAACCACTCCGTCAGGCCCAACAATCGGGGCCCCGGTGCTGGCATCACGGCTGCTACCAAGACGCTCCGGGTTGAGATTCGCGCTGATATTGCGCACCTGAACCATGCTGTTGACATTGGTTCGGTCACGCGGCTGAAGCTCGCCGGGATATGCCTGGTTGACCTTACCGTCCGGCATATTGGACGGCACAAGCTCGTCCAGATCCATCGCCACGAACCGAGTCTTGATCGGGGTGTTGTCCGGCAGATAGGTGGTTTCCTGCTGGCCAGTGCGCTGCTCTTCCTTCTGGCGGGCCTTGTCCACCCGGACGGCAAAGCTACCATCAACCGGCACCACGGTTGCATAGCCTTGGTTATCGCGGAATGCGGCGGAGGCTCGTGCAGCACGCTCGGAGGCGAAGGGGGCGCCATTGGCTTTCATGCGCAGATCAGGCGCTGGCGTGGTTTGCGCTGGCTGCGCTTCGATCACTTCAACTTGACCCGCACGCACCTGCTCGCGCACCTCAAGAGCCTGCGTCATTTCAGGGGTGCGGCGGGATACCGGGGTGCGCATGGCCAGACGCGCGCGCTCCATTACATTGCGGTACTGATCCGGGGTGATTGCACGGGTCGCGCTGCCGGCCGGTAGCGCGTTTGTTTTCGCCTGTGCTGTGCGTTCGACTGCATTGCGGCCAACGCCGTCATATCCTGCTTGCGGCTGCTGTATGCCCTGCTGCGGACGATCCTGCCCCATATTGATCTGACCAGTGCCTGGCGGCAACATGGCTCGCTGCTGTGCCGGCGGCAATTCACCGCTGCGGTCCAGTTCACCCTCAATGGCAGTCGGGCGGAGTGGCGTCTGGCCTTCCTGTCCATAGCGTGCGCTGAAGTCATCGGCAGTGCGCTGGGCACGTTCAGACTCCATCTGCTGACGCTGCGCCTTGGCATAGTCAGGCTCTTCACCAAAGACAATACCGGAGTCAGTCAGGCGGTTGGTCTGCTGCTGCTCCAATGCTGCCGGCCCGCCAACACTGCGCGGCTGGTCAAAAGTCTCACCTGTGCGCCCAGGCCACCGATAAGGCCCTACTTCGCCGCCTTCAATTTCACCAGTCGCCACATACGGCACCGGGAATTGATCGGCAATCTCGCGCACCTGGTCGTTTGTTTCGGTGGCTTCGCGGTACAGACGGTTGCCTCGGTCAACAAACCGGCTTGCAGCAGCATCGTCGCCCCGGGCGCGTGCTTCATCAGCCTGCCGATACAGCCGCTGCGAGGTGAGCAGCAGTGCGGCCTCATCAGTGAAGCCCATGCGGTCTGCGGTAATGATCAGACCATCAAGGCCTGACATGTCGCGGGCGCTTTGACGGGGCGCGGCCTGTTCCTCCTGTCGCGGCAATGGCTGCGCAGTCTCGCGCCCGAACGGCGCACTGTCATACTGTGACCAGTCACGCTGCTCCGGCAGCTGAATACCGAGATCGGATGCGCTTACCTGCCCTGCGGCCTTGAGCGTATCCGCAATGGTTTTGGCTTCACCTACCGCGCCGGGAATCTCGCTGGACGCCGCCTGTGCTTTGGCAGACTCCTGCGCCAGTGCATCGCCGCCTGCGGCTGCAACTTGGTCACCGGCGGCGTTAATCCGGGCGTTGGCATCGCCTACCGGGTTGCGCTTACTGTTGAAGTATTCAATGTTGGCCATGGCCAGGTCAGCTGGAAGTGACAGCAGCTCAAGCAGGCCTTCAGCAACCAGTTCACCCTTGCTGACTTCTTCGCCTACAGCAGTTCCACCAGCATACTCACCTGCCGCACCGCCGGCGGCTTGAAGTACAGCCTGAGTTGGGATGTTGACGATCTGGTTTCCGCCAATCTTGAACGGAACAACAGCGCCAACTGTGCCATCGACAATAGCTTGTGCCAGGCTTCGCTTGAATGCGTAATCGGTTGCCTCATCGAATTGGCTGATATCCTGCCCCATGGCCTCGGCTACATTGGAGCCGAACGTGGTGGAGCCAGACCCAATGCCTGCACCAGTGCCAAAGGTAGCAGCACGACCAAGGGCTGATGATGTTCCGAACAATCCACCTGCGCCTTTGGTGCCAAGCGCCATTGCGGCCATCACCGGGATCTGCTCGGCTATTGTGTCAACGAGGAAGCCTGCCGTATCCGGTGAATCCCACACCTCTTTCGCAAATGCTCCAACGGCGCCCATGCCGGTTTCTGCATTGTTTGCAGCCTCAATTGCACGCATCATCTCAGGGCGCCGTGGTAACTCGCCCATGCGTTCCTGATCGCGCACAATATCCAGCTTATCCTGATCTGCCTGACCCTGCAGCCACTGTCCTATATCAGACTGCCGTACCGAGTCGGGCATTGCACCCATAACGGCATCACCCAAAGCAGCGCCTGCGGCATTGAATGTCTGGTTTACGCGCAGCAAGCCGCGCCCAATGGATGACCCAACGCCACCGCCCTGCTGTTTATACTGGCGGATTTCCAGCTCTTCGGGTGCAAGCAGCGCTTCTGCTCTGACCTGGGACATTGGCTTGCCGCCGAAACGCTCCGGCAGCAGATTGGGGAGTGCTTCAACGATCTGATCATCACTAAAGCCCTGAAGATCCGGGTTAGCGGCCCGAAACTTGGAAAGGTAATTCATGTGTGCGTGTCCTCACGACAGGCGAATTCAGACTGGATTTACCGGTACTGCTTGCGTTCCATTATACGCTGCTCGGCCAGGCGGATCTCTTTTTCAGTCAGGTATGGCCGTACACGTTCCAGCTCTTCCTGTTCCGGTGCCCAGCCTGCGTCCAGCTTCTTGCGCACCATTTCGATTGCGGGCTTGATGGCTTCATACTGCTGGTTGCGGGCCTGCCAGTCTTGGGGCTGGCTATTGGTCATCGCCGGGTTGTTAAGCAGGCCAACACTGGCAACCGGGTTAAACTCCTGCGGCTGCGGCAGTGAGGCCTGAGGCGGCGCTGCAGAATCTCCCTGGGCCGCCGCAGCTGCCCTGCTCGCACTGGTGCCCGGGTCATTGATTTTGATTTGCCCGGACTGAACAGCCTGTATCAGTGGGTTGCTACCACCTGCAACGCGCGGCCCCGCCAGATTTTCCAGCGCCTCTCGATAGAACTGCTCCTCTGCTGCCTTCCTGCTACCGCCATATTCAGCAAAGTCGGATGAATCCGATGACAACCATCCTGCTTGCTGATCCACCTTTTCCCGGGCGATCTCACGGGCCTTGGCTTCCATTTCGGGCGTAACCTGCGGACCCTGTGCTGCCACCCCATAAACCGGCGCGGGAATCAATGTTGGCTTTCCGTTTACCTCGCCCCAAACAAACGGCTCTTTGATCTCGTTGCCCATCTCATCCCGACCGGTGGTGATCATCTGGATTTTTGGCTCGCGTGAAGAGGAGTTGGATGCACGCATTTGAGCCAGGCCACGAGCATTACGATTCTGGATTTCCAGCCTCTCGCGCTCCCAGTCGCGGTTTGCCTGAGATGCGGCGTCCTGTCGTGCAATATCCTCCGCCCGAATCCGATCCTCACGCGCATTCTGCTGCTGAAGCGCCTGATCCTTCCACTCCTGAATGCGCTGCAGCTTCGCCTGCTCGTACATGTTGTCCCCGGCCTGCTGCAGGCCCTGGCCGAGCCCACCAAGCAATCCCCATGATGCCATCACACACCCCCTTGCATCGCCTGACCCTGCATCGGCTGCTCAGGCTGTATTTCCCCCTGGCTGCCAGCCATCTGCTGCACTGCGGCAATTACTTCCTCTTTGTTGTACTTGCCGGAGTTGGCCGCAAGCCATAGCTGCACTGCCACTTCAAAGGCGGCCGTCTGCTGTTCTTGGTCCACCTGCATACCGATCTGCGTCAGTGCATCTGTTACATCGCCCAGCAGCGCAATACCCAGACTGGTTGCCACCAGCATATCCAGCTGCCCGACCTGCTCCTGCACCTTCATCATGATGCTGACGATCGCTTGAGCCAGCCCCTGTTCAGGCGGCAGTTTCTGCAGGTCCTGCATCATCGAATCAAATACGCGCTTGTCGTACACCATCTGCATTGCCATCTGGTAGCCCTGCTTCAGCTGTGCGATCTGCTCGTTATTCAGGCTCTGGCCTGCGTTCTCAAGTAGTCCTGCCATGTTATGCCACCTGCTCAAATCGTCCGGTATTGGGGTTGTAACGCGTGTTGCGAAGGAATGAGGTATCGCCTGTCAGCTGTCGGCGTTTGCGTGCCGCCTCTAGCGCGGCCATTTCATCATCGAATCGGCCTTGTTGACCCATGCCTTGCAGCAGGCCGCCGCCCATTTGCATCATACTGGATGCCATCATTGGATTGTCCTTGGCCCATTGCATTGCCTGCGAGCCATATCCTTTCAGAGTATCGAAGGCACCCATGGCGCCATTGGCAATGCCCGAACCCTGAGCGCCAAGCTGGTAACCAGTCTGCGGCATGGAGGCTCCCATATTGAGAAGCCCGGACCCAGCCTGCGTAGCACCACCAAGACCATTGGCAGCTGCAGCCGATAGGCCGTCATTCATAAAACTGGATGCTGACGGGATGGACATGCTGGCACCCGAGGCTATCCCTTGCTCTGCCGCAAAGCTGCCAAGGTCAGCCATGCCGGCTCCAAAGTTGGATGCCGCGCTACCCGAGAGTTGACTGGCTGCATTGGACAGGCCTGTTTCCAGTGCAGCACCACCCGTGGCCATACCCTGCATTGTTGAAGTGGCTGCAGCTTGCTCTGCCAGGCCTGCGCCTGCTGTTTTGATCGCCTGTTGACCTGCGGCACCTGTCGCCGTACCTGCAGCACTCACCGCGCCTTCTGCTGTACCTGCTACACTGGCCGCACCTTGCGCAAGGTTCGACGCGCCAAAATACGCACTAACGCCACCGACAACTGCCTTCAGTAGATTCCCCTCTTTCAGACCCTTAATAGCGGTCTTGGCACCCAGCACGGTGCCCACGATTGCGATCGCTGTACCTACGCTCATATTGTCACCCTGAAGTAAGTGCCCGACCGCTCAAAGCCGAGTCGTTGATAAAGAGCCTCGGTGCGCCTGCCGGCTTCACCGCCGAACGTCACTCCGAGTATGATTTCATTGTCGCCGGGAAAGGCCTTTGCCCATGACTGGTATTCACGGATCAACTGCAGCCCGTTGCGCCTTGCATAGAAGAACAGATCCGCAATCAACAGACCGTCATGCCACAGGGCATCCGTTGCGGTTGCGATCAATACGCCATCACCGTTGAATGCCACAAGGCAGCGCGGGCTTAGGATGACAGACTCAAGGCTTGCCCGTGTTCTGTCACGGCTGAATGGAATGGCCTGATAGGTCTCGGAGCGACTATGCGCTTCTTCGATCAGGTCAAGGATGGGGTCAATGTCGTTGAAGGAGGCGTGCATTAAAAGCCTCCATAGTCATAATTTCCGCCAACCGCTTTCCACTCACCATTGACTAGCTCGTACTGTCTGCCGCCTCCCAGTAATCCTGTAAAACCGCTTGATCCTTGTGGTGCTGGATTACCATTCTTATCAACCAGGTCCCCGTTGCTATTTCGCGTGACCCCTGGCGTGTAAATGCCGCCATCACCCCACGTCATCGAGGTCGTATTCTCTTGAGGCGTCTGTGGCCGGCTGACTTGCGCCGAGCCGTTACCGGTCGGAACTTCGTCATACACCAGCTTGCCGCCCTCAAAACGCACGCCGGATAACGCGGTTGCCATTGATGTTCCCTGCTGGATTGCGTCCCACAGCGCAGACATGGCCGAGTCTTTGGCACCCTGATCCATATCGGCAGAGTTGATATCCGACATACCCTGTAGGAACTGGGCGTACAGGCCGGAGTTCTGTTTCAACCGTTCGATGGCCATCTGGCTGCCGGCTTCAAAGGCTCTCTGCGATTCGTTTTGGTAGGCGTTGAAATCGCGGTCCTTCTGGGTTTCGCTCGACCGCCATGCCTGATCATCATCCTGAGCAAACATACTCTGACCGAAACGGCGATCATTCAACGCGAACTCATTTTGCACCCCCTGGTTGGTCAATGCCTGGTTGGCATAGACGCCCGCATCGAACTGTGCAATCGGTGCGGCTCGGTCGATCATGGCAGCCTGCGCCGCTTCGCCCGCCAGAGAGCTGTTCAGCAAACCGCGTGAATTGGCATACGCCATACCTTCGTTGCGCGCCCGCTGCATCAGCGGCGAATTACTGTCCAGCACCTGACCAAGCTGGTACTGCATGGTTTCTTCAGGTGCAACCGTGCGTGTGACAGGGCTGCCAGCAAAGGCGGTCAGGTTTATCCCTTGGTAGTTAGGACCGTAACCGCCCGTGACGCCGGCACCATTCTGGCTATTTCCGCCCGTCCCAATGCTACCCCCACCAGGGATGCCTGCATTGGCATTGCCGTCAGATAGTCCGTTCCCGCTCACAAACTGGCGACCATCTATACCACCGCCGACGCCTTGCAGATACTGCTGCCACGCTTCCCATGTTGCCTGATTCTCGGCCAGGGTGCGCAGGCCAGACGGGCCTTTACTGGCTGCATTAGGGTCTCGGGTCCAGTCGTAGGTCGTGCCCATGCCACCGCTGGCCAAGCCGCGCAGATCAATACCCAGATTAGAACCGGTACCCGCATACAGCTGCCCGGGCTGGTACTGGATGCCGTTCTCATCCAGTAGGTCCGCCAAGCCATTCAACTGGCCCGGATTGATACCAAAGCGCATAATGCTGTCAGGGATAGTGGAAGGACTGAATGCCTGGGTGGTCAGCTTCTGGCCATTGTCGTCGTAGAAGGTGATGCGCGGCGTGCTGCCGCTGCGTGTATCCTGCATCTCAACGCCAATGTTACCGTAGCGGTAGAGGCCGTTATCGCGATCTGCCAGTATTTGTGAGCTTTCAACACTGTCACCCAGTGCGCCGGTGTTGTATTTCACATTCTTCAGACTGTTTAGCGCGCCGTTGATATCGTTACTGGAAAACACGGAGTTCCAGTCAACGCCGCGCATGCCTTTCAAGTCATTGTATTGCGAGTATTGGGCCGATACGCCCTGCGGCGTGGTATTCAAGTGATCCGCCACTGCATAGGGATCAAGCGCACCATTGGCGTATGTGACACTGGCGGCTGGCGGCGTACTGGTTTTCGGTGTGGTTGCCGCCCCGTTCAGCAGTCCCGTCTTGGCAGCATCGTAGTCACCCATCAGCTTGGTGACGCCTTCGTAGGAGTGACCATCACTGGTCACGCTGGACAGGTATTCGTTGCGGTTTTGACTGGTGATGCTGTCGCCCGCAGCATAAACACCATTACCGTTCTTCTTATACCCCATCTGCGACAGGGAATTTTCCATGGTGGACTTCAGATTGTCTTGGGTCAATGCGCCGGAATCCAGCTGTCCCTGCCAGTATTTGATCCCGGCCTCATCGCCGTCACGACCTAGCAGGCTCTTGTAGAGCCCATTAATATCGGTTGCCATTGCGCATCCTCGTGTCGCCTCACGGCGAGATTATAGGGGTGTTAGACAGGCCAGCCTGACGCTACATCAATGCTGTCGATACTCGCGTCGGTTGCGTTCTTGATCTCGTCTTCAAGCGCCCATTTGCGCGACTTGACTGCAAACCCATAGGCGACAATCTTATCAATAATCTGGGCCATTTGCGCCTCGGATACGTCGTGATACTGGTTTGCATAATCCCGTACCCGAAGCCAACCCTTCGCCAAGCCTTCACGAAAATCCGTCAGGTTCTCATACCCGGCATTAACCTCGAAACCGAGTCCCGTATCACAATGCGGATCAGCCAGAATTGTCTGATAATGCGCTGTCAGTTGCGTCTGCAGCGCGGACTGCTTGTCGCTGAGGGATAACGTGACGACAGGCTTACTCAGTGCGGTGCCATCCCACACATATCCCACTGCCCCTGCGTGCTCGCTGGCATCCAGTATAGTGGCGGCTGGGAACGCCGCCTGCGCTTCTTCATGTGTGGCAACAATGGTATTGGTGACCACGCCATTTTCTACAATATGCACTTTTGTCATCGGTATAGCTCCAGAACGATTCTGCCTGCGCCGCCAATCGAAGCTCCTGATATTACCCCAGAACCGCCGATTGATCCGCCAAAAGCTGATGTCCCGCCCACTGAACCAGTACTTGAGCCGCTGCTGGAATTACCGGCGTTCCCACGGAAAGTAATTCGATTTTCACCGCCCACGCCACTGCCTGGAATTCCTCCGCCGAAGCCACTGCCAATGCCACCACCGTTGGCTTGATATACTTGCCCATCAATCGTGATCGAGGAAAAGCCGCCGTTCCCAAGCGTGGGGGCAGCGGCGATGACCATTTCATACACAGCCCCTGGAACAACATCAGCGATAAACTTTACACCCCCTCCTCCTCCACCGCCTCCGCCTGCTATCGTCCCATTCCCAGCGCCGCCGCATCCGCTCGCCCCCTCCACATACCCCACGACTTTATTAACACCAACAGGCACGGTCCAGCTTGTGCCTGAAGTAAGTACCACGATCCCTATAACGCCCGGTTCTTTAATACCAAGGGTTGCCTTCGCTTCCTCAAGATTACCAAGATCGCTCAGGTTATTACTCGCGACCAGCGCCCCCGCCGCATCAAATACCGCCGCAGACCAGGCCGTGCCGTTGTAGATGCGCAGGGATTTGGCCGTGGTATTCCAGTAAACAGCACCTTCTTGCAGCGGGTTGCCGTCATTATCCGCACTAGGATTGGCCGCCTTGGGCCCGAGCCAGCGATCATCGAATTCATCCAGCGCAGCTTCTGCAGCCGCCTGAGCATCCTCAGCCGCACTCTGCGCAGTTTGTGCGGCATTACGGTATTGCAACGTCAGGTCGCGGGCATCAGCGGATGCTGTGGCTGAGCTGGCTGACGCGGTTGCGCTCGCCGCTGACTTCAGGCTGTGATGCTTGGCGGAATACTGGCCTGTTTCAACCTCCGTATTCTCGGAGGCTTCTGACCATTGCGACGCCTTATCCCGCGCCGTTTCGGCTGCAGACTTGGCCAACTCCACATCCTCGACATTCACCGCGAGCGCGATCCGTCCGGCTGTCACATCATCCGCCAATATGCTCGACATGTGCGCCAGTTTGGCAACATACAGGTTCTTGGACGCAGGGTCGCGGAACACGTCATTGACGGTATAACTGGTTGCTGTTGCCCAATCGCCGCGCCAGTAAAACCCTTGCGTCAGCGTCAAGTCACCATTCGCATCAAACCCCACCACTGCCCCGGCACGCTGCACCGCCGTTTGCGTGATCTCCTCGCTGCCGGCTGATACCGGTAGCTTGATTGACCGATTGGTATTCTGCTGAACAGCATCAAAACCAGCCGCCACTGAGTCAAACTTGGCGTCCACATCTGCGCCGCGCGCCGTTTCGCCCGCCAGGAAGCGACCGCCCGGGTCGCTGTTGTCGTAATAGTCATTAGCCACGCTGAAGTCTCCGTTGATCGAAGTGAACCGTATAGCCGTGCAGTGTGTGCGGAGCCGCCTCGGCCGAACTGGAATTGATCACTAGGCCAATATGGGTAGCCGTACCCGTTAGGCGCATGTGTGCCATATCCAGCAGCGGCGTGCCCCAGCTGAACGCATCCCAGGTGTCGAAATCCCAGAGACCGCCACTGGCCAGCGTGTCCTTAAACAGCACGCGATGCCGCGGGATGCGCTCGTTGCCGAAATCGTAGGACGGCAGCACGCTGAGGATATTGGCGCTGTCTGACTGCACGTCCAGGTAGAGGTGTCTGAACCGCTTACGCACGGTGGGCGCGCGCATATGGTTGTAGGCCGTTGTCAGGTAGGTGTTGATATTGGCGCCGTTGAAGTGCGTCCCGGTATCCATCTGAAAGACGTCACCGGTATCGTTGGTGAATACATTCAGGTCGCTGCCGTCACTGGCATCCCCTGTTGCGCAGAGCGTCACGGCTTCCGGGTAGGCAATGGTGGTAATGCCCACCAACTGCTGCCCGGCAAAGGTCGCAATCACGCCCGTGCCGTCGGCAAAGTACAGCCGGTATTGATTACGGTTACGCGAAGCGAGGCAGCAGGTCGGTGCGGCCTTACCCCGGAAAATAGGATCGACATGGGTCGCCCAGTCGCCCATAGAAAAATCAGCATAGGACTGCACCGCTTGTAGGCTGGACATGCCCTTGCTGGTTTTGAACACGGGCGTCGTACCGACCGATGCCATGGTGTACGGCGTAATCCCCACGTTGGTGGCGTAGTCTTTCACCGCGAAATCCTGCGCGCTCGATCCGTACAATACTTTGATCGAATCGCCACCACCAATCACCAGCGCACCGGTGACGTTCGCAAATCCGGTCAGGGTGTCCGATATACCGGTTTCGCCCGCACCGTTAGCGGCTGTCCAGTCATCCGGATCACCGATGGCCGACCACTGTACCGAGCCGACTGCAAACCCCAGAAATAAGTGATTGCTGTGGATGCCGATAAATTTGGCGCCTGTTGGTGCATTCGTTATCTCACTCAGCGTTGTGCCATCAAACTTCCACGGCCTACCGGCTTCACACACCATGAACAAGTTTTCGCTGCTGGCCATGGCGAAGAAATTGCCCGCAATCATCTCGTAGCGACCAATCGGCAGACCGGTGCCCACCGACACCCAGGCGCCTGCAGCCAGTTTGAACAGGTCAGCCGTCGTGGTGGTTTGGCGGATGCAATAGACATCACCTTTCCATATGGCCAATCCCAAAATACTGCCGCTGCCAGCGGGTGCCGACCCACCTAACCGCGTGTAGCCTGCGATAGAGCGATACCCGCCCGTGTCGGCCGCCTCATAGTTAATGGCGATCAGGCAGCGCCCTGGATCAATCGCATTACCCGGAGACACCAGGTCCATACCGCCCTTAAACTGGACATAGGCCGTACTCATGCAATCGCCCCCGGCATAGCCATGGCCGGCAGTTGATCCTGCTCCAGGTCCGCCAGCATCTGCTGGTAGTGCAGCTGCCCGGCTGTAAATACTTCCGGCGCGTTCTCATACCCGGCGTACAGCATCATCGCCTTGTAGACGATCAGCGGGTGGTAGTGATCCGGCAGCAGCGGCACATCGCCGTTATCGGTCAGACTCTGCGGGGTGGTGTAGTAGTCACCCGACAGGGTGTAGTCGGCATCCGTTTCCCTATCCAGGTAGAGCTGGCCGTTGGGCGCCTGCGCACAGATGGACGGACGACCCGAGGCTAGAGCCTGACGGCGCATCCGCTGCATCCGCTCCCAGGACACCACCTCGACCTGTTGGCCATCGATGTGCAGGGACTCTCCGCGCAGGGTGCGCAGATCTGCTGGCAGCAAGACAGTGCTGTTACCTTGGGTAATCGGCTGGCTCAGTTCGGCCCAGTGAAAGCCCCAATCAGTACGGTAGTTCTGAATCTCCTGCCACGCCTGGTTGATCCAGGTGACGTACAGGCGGTTCTCGCCCTGCTGGTTCAGAACGGAAGGCGGGCCATCACCGGACCCGCCCGCCTCCTGCCGCAGCCGCTGGCACAGTTGCAGGAAGTTCATCTATCAGCCCTCAGCATCTTCGATGCCCAGCACAGTGAACGGATAGGACGGCACATCGGTCCACTCGCCGGTATCTTCATCACGCACGTTTTGAACAGCATTGTTCAGTGAGTGGAACAGGCCTTCACCAATGGTGACAGTCTCGCCACGCTTGATGCGGACCACGCGGCCATTACAGCCCAGCATGACCGGCTGCTTGTCCTTGCCATCCTTGTGAATCTTGATGGTGTAACGCTTCTCGCCCTTGCGGATCGCAACACCGGTATCATTGCGGCTCGGTGCAGCCTTGGCCTCTGCGTCAGGGTCAGGCTCACCCAAGGCTTCACGGATCTTGGCGCGAATCGTGTCTTCGCTCGGATTGCCGGCCAGCGTAATACCCAGAATTTTCGCCTGCTCCTTGAGTTCGTCTTTGCTCATGGATTCAAGGTTGATCTCGTTCATGTCGTTCTCCTGCGGCCCTTCACGGGCGGCTTCAGATCAAAAAAGAAAGGGGAAGCGAATGCCTCCCCTTGTTACATCACCGGTTATGCCAGTTCGGTTGCAGCCACTTCCAGACGGCACAACCATGCTTCGTTAGCAATGAAGCCCTGCCAGTAGGATTTCCAGCCTACCCAGCCCACCTGGCCAAGCTTGTCGTTGGAGTCGATCTCGCCCGGCTGGCGAATCTTCATCTCAACCGCCTCCTTGCCCTTCAGGGCAATGTGGCCGTAAGCATCCTGACCGGTGTAGATGATCGGGTACACGTCAGCATTAGTGCCGGTAGTGGACACCATTGTACTGGTTGCAGCGCCCGCATCTTCCCAAGGCTCCAGTACCGGAGTCAGGATATAGCGCACATCCTCAACCTTGCCGATCTCATACGGCAGCGGTTTCATGGAGCCGTACTTCTCTACCGGCACAAAGCCAGTTAGATCGCGGATATCCGCTTCCAGGTTGGTGTGCGCGAAAGCGAGGTATGCAGCATCCACCGCTTCCGTGCCGTACTTCACGGAGCTGGATACCATCTTGGTGACTTTCTTCGCACGCTCAGCTTTCAGCAAGCGTGTGACTGCGCGCTGCTTGGGCAGGCTGATCGCACTGGCAACCGCGTTACGTGCAGAGCCGTCAGAGTAGAAAACGTTGGTGCCGCCGCGAATGACGCCCCACAGCAGAGCCTCGAAAGTCTCCTGCGACTGTTCACCGGTCAGGGTGGTGGCATCCTTCAATACCGGGTCTTCTGCCAGGTCGTGAACCACATCAGTTATCTCGACCACATCACCGTACTGGCTCAGGCTTACTTCCACGTCTTCGTAGGCCAGCGCCTTGGAAGTCGGTGCTGTGCCTTCAGTCAGTGGAGTGGTGGCCAGTGCCAGCGGTACCGGACGGCGGAACTTCACGGTCTGGGATTTGTTTTTGGGTACCGGCTTGGTCATACCGTACTTGGACAGTACAGAGATCGGCTCGGCGTGCTTGAGGTGTTCAGCCATTGCCCACGCGGTAGTGCGCTGAGACAGGCTGGAGTAGGTAGTCTGTGCCATGGTATTGCTCCTAAGTGCAAGATAAGTAAAAGGTTTTCTTTTTTACCCTTTCGCTTGCTTACACGGAGGAGTCACAACAAAACCCCGCGTCCACTAGAGGAGGCAGGGCTTCGTGAATCGTCCGCTTGGTGCTTGCGCGGGTGTAACAGAGCAAACCAGTGTTTCAGGCGGCGTGAGCGGCCTTACTGGTTCGCGTAGTAGTCAAACGCGGCATCGAGATCATCTTCTGCCGGTTGACCGGGGTTGCGCCGTCCACCACGATTGGGGATTGTCTGCGCGTTTTGCAGCTGCCGTTGCCGGCGCTGGTTCATCGCTTGGGCCTGCTGTTGCTGCATACCAGTGGCCAGCTTGTAGTTGCTGATCAGGTACGCGGCATCTGCGGCGTTCTCTGATCCCATCAACTGCTGTACCGCTGGTGGCTGCGTGCCTACCCATTGGCGAAATTCGTTGGTTGCAGCCACGTCCCGCCAGTCGGGGTGCTGCTGCTCCAGGATCTGGTACTGTGAGCTGACATACTGCTCATGCGCCTGCTGCTGGATCGGCTGAATCTGCTGTCGCAGCTGCTGAATCTGCTGCTGGTACTGACTGGATACGGCCGCCATTCGCTTTTCCAGCGCCTGCGCCACTTCAGGAAAGTCCTCTTTCAGCGCCTCCCATTCGGCATCGGTATAGCCTGAGCCTTCAGGGTTGTCAGTACCGCTCTGATTTGATGCCTGTGGGGCTTTGCTCTGCAGCTGCTGGATCAGCTGCTCCTGCTCATGGATCTTGCGCTGAAGGGCATTCTGGCGGCCAAGGTCGCTGTTGTAGCGATGCTGCCACTGCTGGGCTTCCTGCTTGTAGCGCTCAAGTTCGGCAGCAGGGTCAGACTGTTGCCCTTCTTCTTCGCCCTGTTCGCCTTGTCCATCATCGCCGCTGTCGCCGTCCGTTTCGTCATCAAGCGAGTCATCAGAGGTGAATCGGCCCTGCTCGTCACGGGGCTGGTCGCCCTGCTCTCCGCCTGTTTCGCCAGCGGCAAACTCATCAAAGGCGTTTTCCAGTTCCTGATCGTGCGCGTTCTGCTGTTCTTCGTTTTGCATGGTGCCTCCAGCGGCCTTCACAGGCGGCTATTGGTTTCGGGTTATGAGTATGAGTCCGACACGATAACCGGGTCGTCCTCGGTATCTGTCAGGCAAAGCAACTGATCGATCAGATCAATCTTGCCGCGTTGCCGTTCTGATTCTTGGCCTGCGATCAGGGATTCAATCGCTTCCTGTCGCTGGCTGCGCGCCCACTCGGTCACGGCCAGCCAGGTTTCACTGTGCTTGTCGATTTCTGTAGGAGACACTAAACAGCCTCTTTTCGTCCGTGGTTTTGATGGTAGCAATCCCCATGGCGAACTCTTGCCTCAATGGCATCTCCAAGGTTGTCATACGTTCCTAGATAGGTGTTTTTGTCTTCAATGACCGCGTAAACAGCATATCGACCCTTCACGACGCATACGCCTGAATGGCCTGTTTTATTGTCTGAATACAGTTTGGTATTTCTCGCGTTTTCTTTACGGGTAACAGAGCGCAGATTGCTTTTCCTATTATCCAGTGAGTCGCCATTCACATGATCTACTTCAAGCCCGTCTGGAAAGCCAAGGATCAGCCTGTGCAATTTCTGGGATTGATGCTTCCGATAAACATACAGCAAGCCATTACCTGCTTTTGCAGCATGCCAGCGACTAATTCCATCAATAACTTTTCCCAAATCATCAATATCGATAATGGCTCTTGTATTTGGGTGTGATGGCGTTGATACATCAACCAATACCGTATCACCATCGATGGTGTAGCTATTGGTGCTTTTGCATGTATTACATTGCGGCGATCTACCTGATTTCACTGCGCCTCTAACGCTGCTCGGGGTACGTTCGACACGGTTACCGCAGTCGCATCTAAATACCCATCGGTAAGTCTCTCCTTGCTTGCTGCCCCTGCGTAGCGCCACTAAGTTACCAAATCGTTGATTAGTTATATCGATTCCCGCTCTACTCATAGTTGTCATCCTACGAAAGCGTCATGATAAGAAGGCAGAAACTGGCTGACTAACCAGATTTCAGGAGCGACCCTATCTGCCTAGACTCATTGTACCGCTGCCTACCAAGTATCAAAGCCATTGGCCATATTTTGAGCCTGCATCTGCGTCTGCGTGCGCTTCAGTGCCAGATCACCAGCCGCCTTGTCTCGCGCCGTCTGGATCTTGACCTGCTCCAGTTGCAGATTGGCCTGCAGTTGCGCCACGGTCATGTTCTCTCTGGCTGCAATGTCGGCCAGCTTCAATTCACGCTCCTGCTGCAGCTTGGCCGCATCCAGTTGCTGCTGGTACTGCATCTCCTGTTGCTTCAACTGCGCATTGGCCTGCATCTGTTGCTGTTTCAGCTGCAGTTCTGCCGCTTTGATCTGAGTGTTTGGATCTTCAGGCTGCTGCTGCGACTCGGCAATCTGCTGCCTGCGCTCTTCAATCTCGGCATCGGACAGAGTGATCTGGTGATACGGCACCTCAAGCGCCTTGGCGATCTCGCGGTCCAGTCCTTCCCAGTCACGGCGCAATGCCAGTTCAGGGTTACCGCCGGTCACGTTGGCGAACACCAGCAGATTCTCCTGCTGTTTCTCGCGTACCAGCAACGCACCGGAGCCGCGGGCATCAATGGTGTAATCGCCTTTGATATCAGGGCTTTCACTGAATTGCATGTTCCAGTCGTAGAAGCGCGTGATGGTTGGACGGGTGATGTCGTCATCCCAGTTCTTCACCGCACGGCGCAGCACGATATTGGCGCTGTTCATCAGCATGGCCATGCCGCTGCTGGTTTTCGTGACGTGGGATGACTGTTCACCCTGTGCGATCAACGGCAGGTTGGTTTCCTCATCGGCCAGCTGTCGCGCCATCGTGAAGATATTGGCAAGCTCCATCTGGTGGCTTGGGGTGCTGAACGTGGCGAATGCTTCCTGAACGCTGCGGGTTTTATCCCTCAAGTACCACAGCTTTTTCGGGCCCAGCTGCCAGCTACCGTCAGCCGGCTGGACAATCTCGCGGTTGACCACCACCTGATCGGCCACGCTCATGCCGCCGTTATCCATCATCATGCGCCAGGCTGCATTGATAACCTTCTGCGGATTGCGCATCAGGTATGGCACGCCAAAGCCAAAGATGCTGGACTCGTCTTTCTCCCAGTTGAATACCGAGAATGGGCGGTCCTCAGTATCCATTGGATTGATTGCCACCTTCAGGACGCACTGGCCGGAGAAGAACACCACCGCTTCCAGCTCGTCGTCCAATTCGTCAATCTCCTCCTCCGGCAGCGGCTCTTCCGTGTCCTGCATCGCATCAATCAGCTCTGCCTTACTGATCGGGCCGTGGTACTCCCATATCTCATAGCGGTTGGAGTCAACAACGCTACCGACACCGGTAATGCTGCGGATATCGTTCACGTAGTCCTTGGCGACATGGGTTTCCTTCGCCTCGGTGCGCAGCAGTTTGCGCAGCTGCCCCTTGAGTACACCCGGCATCCGTGCAAAGTCGCGCAGCTGTCGCTTGGTCAGCCGGCGCTTCTCAAAGATGAATTCACACTCATCGATCGTGCGAGCCGACATATCCGGGTAGAAGTCCCAGATATCCACGCGCTCAATGGATGGGGCCAGATCCTCGGTGATCTGCAGCATGGAAGTACCATCATCCATGATGTCCCAGCGCTTGCGGATACGACCCACCACAATCGGGCCCTTGACGATCCCGGTACCCAACTGCGCCGCGTCGTGGATAATGTCGCGCGCTTTCGTTGGGTAGCGTGCTTCATTCAGCTGATCGTCAATCTCGGCCTGCATCAGCAGCGCCTTGGCCTTGGCTTCGCGCTGAATCTCGTCAGCCACCCTGCCTGCATCAACAGGCTCACCATTCGGCCCCTGCATCATCTGGCCAGGCTTGACGTTATCCAGTTCCGGCACCGGCGTGGGCTTGATACCCCAGTTGCGGTCATCGGTCGGGAACAGCATGTCCTGCAGTCGTGCTTCAGCCGCATTGGTCTTGTTGCGGGTGATATTCACATAGACCTGAGAACCACCGGCCTGTTTGATGCGCTCATACTCACCCGGCTGGTATTCGCCGTGGTACTGCCGCAGATCCTTCAGCCAGCGCTGTTCGATATCCGAGCGCAGTGCGGCCTGGTCATGCGCAAGCCGTGACAGGCGTGACGCGAACACCTGCAGACGTTCGGCAAGTTGTTCTTCCTGCTCAACAGGGTTTACAGATTCGTTCATCAGAGCCTCACGGCTGTGCTTTGAATGGGTATCAGTAACCGGCTACCCGGTCACCAATGATGTTTTCGTGGAAATATTCATTTCCGGTTGGCTGGGTAATGGCGTCCGTGATTTTCATAACCCCATAACGCATCGCATCCATAACGTGGTCGTTTTCCTTGACTATGCGTCCGTTCGTATCGCGTCGATATATGCGATATTCCGAGAGGGTGTTCTGCAGTGTTTTGAACAACTTAAGACGCCCGGTTGAGAGCCTTTCGTATACTTCTAATATCCCTGCTTCGACCGCTTTATTTGCTTTGATCAGGTTAAGCCCAAGGTCTTCATAGTTCTGCCATAGCGTTTCGCCGTCTTTCTGACTTCGCCCCCGCGCTGCAGTGTCGATAGCGCCAGGTATCCATACACCACGGGCACGAATAGCAGCCGCATGAACACTCGGTTCTGCCTGGCCTCTATAGTGCTCTGAATATCCATAGATAACATCAGTGTCCAAATCGTGGGCCAACCAGATGGCGGCTGTTTTTTTCCAGCCAACATCCAACCCGTACAGTCGGCGGAAATGCCTCGGAATTTGGAAGGGGTCAATGAATACATCTTCTTCCGGTACCGGGTAAATCGCCCCAGCACCAAGTGACGGAATTCCTTTTGTCCGCGCATCTCGCTGATGCGGTGCCAGGGAACTGAGTAGGTCTGTCTTATCCTGTTCAGTCAAATGTGGCACGTCATCCCATCCTGCTTGCACTACGTAACGGCTCACACTAAAGATTCCTGCTGACTACGCGACTCCATAAAGCTCATGACAAGTGGCGTAAGGCCATTAAGTGGAGTGAAGGTCATCATCAACATGCCTTGTGTGGTCATGGTTCGAATCAATCCTTCCTCATAAACGTCCTGTGGCACCTCTTCATCAGACCAAAAAATATCCAGCTCGAAGCCCTGAAAAATACGCCGACCTTGATCATAACTGCGAAGCTTGAAGACCGACCATCCGCCGGAGACATGCTTAACCTTCACCTCTTCGTATGCGCCCGATACTCCTTGCTTGAGAATTGGCTTGGCCATTAAGTCGCGAGGTATCAGGCCAGTCCCCCACTCATCCGTACCCCATAAGCCGCCGAGCATTTTGTCCTGAATGATGTCCTTCGTAGTTTGCCCAGTATCACCTGCTGCCAGGACCTTTACAGGACGTTCCAACCGGCGCCCATCCCACCAGTCCGGGTAAAGCCCGGTTAGGTGTGCGGTGACTTCATATCCACCAGCTACTGTTTTTCCAACACGGTTTGCAGCCATGAATAACCGCTCTCGGTGAATGGCCCCCGCCCGAAAAAATTCCATGTGCTTTGGATACAGGTCACGGCGAAGCAGCCCTTCAGCCGGAAACAGGGATTTGTATAAGGTGTAACGCTCTCTCCTGCCTTTCTCTTCCAGAAGCTGAAGCAGTTCCAGCTTGGCTTCACGATCCAGCGAGGCGAGCAATTCTTTCGTTAAGCTCGTCATCACTCAATTCCTCGTGCTTCAAAGTCAGGCTTCCACTCTGCTCCACCTTGTCCTTGAACGCCTGCACCTCAACATGCTTGCCGACCAACTCCAGGAAGCCCTTGGCGGCTGCTGGATTGATCTGCACCTCATTACCCTCATCATCCGTTTTGGTGCGAGCGTTGATCTGATACGACTTCGCTGCCTCAGCCAGTACCCACTCTGCGGTAATACCGGTCTTTTCGGCGCGCTGCCGTGAGCTCTCAGCCAGTGCTTTCTGCACCATAACATTTGATAACAGGCGGCTTGACTGCTCTTGCGCGGTCTTTTCGCTGTAGCCCGCACGTATCGCCGCCTGCGTAGCGTTCAGATCGATCAGGTATTCTTCAACGAAGCGCTGTTGTTTATCGGTGAGTTTTTTTGCCATAGTAGCGGCCCCTCATCGGGCGGCTGAGTTGTATCAACTGTTCCAGTAGAGCCATCCGCCTACACGGACTGCGGCCCACATGGAGTAACGTTTGATTGCGCCAACGCCTGCATCCTGCAGCGCCTGACGGAACACCATGTCAGCCCATGCTCGGGTGCCGATCCTGTTCTGGTACAGGTAGTCATGCACCACAGCAGCCATTGAATGGTCGCCATGGACGGATACCACAGGGCGAGCCAGGCGCGGGACCGATGCCAAATCGGTAATGAATCCATCCGGCACAGTGATCAGGTCGTGTTCGTGTGTTTCGTAGATCACCGGCCTTGTCAGCTCCCATGATGAATCAGGCGCTGCTTTTACATGCAGCTCGTCAGTCAGGAATGGCATTGTTGTCACCCAGTGCATCAAGTAGATCAGTGCATAACCCATCAGCGGGATACCCCGGCACAGCCGTGCGGATCACTCGCAGCAGTATTGCACGCGCAACCGGATCTGATTCAGTGCAGTATCGGTGCTGGAGTGTCAGTACCTGCAGCGTACCGTCAACTGCGGTTCCGGCGAGGTCACCGACTTGATACCCATCCTGCAGCCTGGGAGTGGAACACCCCGCGATTGCAGCCACCATGGCAAGTGCTATCAGCCTCTTCATTTGATCACCTGCACCAGTGTTGCAGCGAGGGTTGCAGTGCCCAGCAACAAACCTCCAAGGATGGTCAGCACCCTCCAGCCTCCGGTAACCGATCCTCTGCTGACAGTCATCTCGTCACGGATTTGCTCGATCTGTTCCGCGTGCTTGCGGCATTCAGTCAGTGCAGGGCGGTCGGCTTCCATTCCCCGAATGCGAGTCTCATGGTCATCCAAGACTCTGCCGATCCGCTTCATGCCATCTTCGTGCTGCATGTGTCGCGCTTCAGATCGAGCCATGGTCTTGCCCATCTCTGCAGCAGCATCCGCCACCTTGACCGTAGCAGCGCGCAACTCATGCAGGTCCTGTCGCGTCTCTTCCCTGTGTTCCTTCAGGGCTTGCAGAATCAGATCGGTATCGCTCATCCGGTCACCATCCCGTGCCAGTAGTTCAGGATGCGCTTCACGTAGGTGATGGTTTCGAGTGCGTGCTTGCCTGTCACCTCCGGCAGCGCCTTGATGATGCTCGCATAGTCGTTTGCACCACCGGCCGCCTTCTGCGCCTTCAGCAGATTGCCAAAACCGGCGTTATAGCTCGCCAGTGCCAGACAGTAACGATCGATATCAGGACGGGGAGCGGACCAGCCATTCAGCAGTTTCGCCATGTAGTAGGCGCCTGCAGGGATAGCGGCTTCGGGATCAAATGGGGTGATGTCTGCAGGATAGCCAAGCTCTTTGGCTACGTCGGACCATGTGCCCGGCATAAACTGAGCAATGCCTTGGGCGCCCACAGGGGATACAGCATCCGGGTCCAATCGGGACTCTGCAAGGTACTGCGCCTTGAGGAGACGCCAATCATGGTCAGGCAGATGCTGCTCGGCCGCCTGCTTGATCAGCGCGTCATACTGATGGGTCATAGCGATTCTCACGAATGGCTGAATTTGGTCCCGGGTTATCCGCCGGGTTCGGATGTCTGCCGCTTCGCAGCGGTAGCCTGTCGCTTCACAGCGAGAATTTCAGGCACAAAAAAACCCGGTCAGCGCCGGGTTGATTTGTCTGGCCGTCAGTACGACCAATCTACAAAAAATGATAGCAGAAATGAGGTGCGCTGCAAGCACTATGCAGCAGCTAGGCAAACATTTCTTATCATGCTCAACAGCTTATCCATTCCCTTGTAACGGTAGTGCCGGTATTGCGGTACCGTCATGCCCAGTTCCGCGGCAATGCGGCGTTCAGTCCAGCGCTTGCCGGCCCGGTCGTAGGTGCCGGCCGTATGCTCATGAACCAGCAGGCATGTTCGGTGCGGCTTTGGCAGTCGACCAATCAACTCGCGCGCCTCAGGGAGTAATGCGTGTGGATTGCGGATAAACTCAACCTCATGGATCATTTTCAGGTCAGCCTGATCGTTACCGGTTGGTGGCGGTAACCAGCCACGGAACTCAATCAACGACTGCAGCAAGCTGGGCTGATGCCACCCTGCCGCCGTGTCGGTACTTAACACCCAATTCAGATACACCTCGATCAGCTTATCTGCGTGCTTCTCTGCCGACATTCCGCTCCCCTCGCTGCTTGATGATTCGCCTTCGTATCTCATCTTTCATCTGCTGGCTTTGCTTCTTCGCCCAAGACTCTTGGCGCTGCCGGGGCTGCTTGGCTACCCACCGGGCAAGGCAGTCAAGGAAGTGTTCTCGATCCTCCGGCTTCATGCCGCCCACACCACCTGGGTACCATCAAACGCCACAGCCTGCCTTACCGGCTCGATAATGATTGCACCCTCCTCACCCCAAAACTTCAGTGCATCGGCATGGAATATGTGTTTGTCCTCCTGGTGGACCGCATCCCACAGAGCTTTCAGCATGTTGTCGGCATCCGGCTTGCCCTGGTGCGGCTGGCCGTTCATTTCTGCGCGTTTCTTCTTCGGCCATGACTTCGGCATTGGTAGGATGAAGAT